TTCAGTGTCAACCTTTATGCTTTATCAGGCAGAAAATTCGGAATTTTCGGACGCTATAAAAAGAGGGCAGTCCATTGGGATTGATCAGGTGACCAATGCCTTGTATGAAAAGGCCACAGTGGACAAAGATAACACTGCTATTATTTTTTACTTGAAGAACCGAGCAGGTTGGGTGGACAAACAGGAAGTTCAGTCAACTGTTGAGCAAAGGCACGTTATAGATTTAACTAGGATTCCAGATGACCAACTTGAACAGCTTGAAAATGCATTTAAGCAATCTGACTCTCGAACAGGTGATGGCCGAGAAGTATCGGAGATCATTGAGGGAGTTTACGAAGGCTAGTTGGCCGTCTATTGAGCCTGCTCAACCTTTTGTGAACAACTGGCACATTGATGCCATTTCTGATCACCTACAGGCCGTTGTGGAGGGCGATATTAAACGCCTGATCATAAACGTGCCTCCCAGACATATGAAGTCGATTTCTGTGGCCGTAGCACTGCCTGCTTGGACTTGGACTAAGCAACCTGACAAAAAGTTCCTTTATGCGTCTTACGCAAGCTCTCTGTCGATCAGAGATAGCACCAAGTGCCGTAGGCTGATTGATAGCAATTGGTATCAGGCGCACTTCGGTGACAAGTTCGCTCTGACTGGCGATCAGAACCAGAAGCAAAGGTTCGAGAACGACAGGACAGGCTACCGCATAGCAACGTCTGTCGGTGGCGCTCTGACTGGCGATGGCGGTGACATCATCTGTATCGATGATCCGCACAACGTAGTGGATAGCGACAGCTCCAAGGTGCGTGAAGGCGTTCTGGAGTGGTGGGATCAGGCGATGCAGACGCGGCTCAACGATCCCCGCACTGGCGCATTCGTCATCATAATGCAGCGCGTCCATGAGCAAGATCTGACCGGGCATATCCTCTCAAATCAGCTTGGTGATGAGTGGGATCACCTGTGCCTTCCTGCCCGATATGAAATTGGTCACCCAACGCCAAGCCAGTCAATGCTGGGGTTCTCAGATCCACGCACAGAGGAGGGTGAGCTGCTCTGGCCTGAACGTATCGATGACAGGACACTGTCAAACCTAGAGCGCAGCCTTGGCTCCTACGCAGCGGCTGGGCAGCTCCAACAGCGCCCATCGCCAAAAGGTGGTGGAATCCTAAAGGCGAGCTGGTGGGTTCCTTGGGAGAAGGAAGACTTACCTGACATCGAATATGTGCTGCAATCATACGATACGGCATTCGAAGCCAAGGAAAGCTCCAGCTTCAGCGCACGAACAACGTGGGGCGTGTTTAAACACAACGGCCACGATTGCGCTATTGTGCTTGAGTGTTGGTACGACAAAGTCAGCTATCCTGACCTACGGCGCTTGGCTCAAGAGGCATACGATGACTGGGAGCCTGACGCAGTGCTGATTGAGAAGAAGGCGTCAGGCCAGTCACTCCTGCAAGATTTACGCATGGCAGGCGTACCAGTTCTGGCCTACAGCCCAGACCGAGACAAGGAAGCTCGCGCCCATGCTTCGAGCGCACTTTTGGAAGATGGCAGGATTTTCTTCCCTTCCAATCGAAAGTGGGCTAAAGATTTAATTGATATATGCGCGGCGTTTCCAGCACATCCGAATGATGATGTTGTTGATACATGCACTCAGGCTTGGTTACGCTTACGCAGAGGATGGTTTGTTGGGCATAGCGAAGATCCCGATGATGACGATTTTGTAGAGACTAGAAGGATGACGATGTATGGCTGAACCAGAAAACATTATCCCATTTGCTGAAGGCGCTCCTGCCGACAATCTAATGATCGAAGAGCTGCCAGACGGCGATGTCCTGATTGGTGATCCAGAATTAGACATGATGCAGGAAGTCGAGGACGCAGAGTTTGATCAAAACCTTGCAGAAGCAATCGATGAACGAGAGCTGGAGCGCAAGGCGCAAGAGCTGATCGGGTTCTTTGAGAACGATAAGGAAGCCAGATCTGAGTGGGAGCATCGCTACAAGCAAGGCTTGAAGACGCTAGACCCAGACGGTGGCCTTGATGAAAGCGAAGATGAACGCGCAACTCGCGGTCTGTCCATCGTTATCCACCCACTAATCGCAGAGGCAGCTACCCAGTTCAACGCTCGCGCTGTCGCGGAGCTGTACCCATCAGGCGGTCCAGTCAAATCTGTCATCGTTGGTGAGCCAGACGAAAAAATGGAAGAGCAAGCTCGCAGAGTGCGCGAGTTTATGAATTACCAGATCACGCAGGAAATGCCTGAGTATTTCCCTGATCTGGACCAAATGCTGTTTCACCTTCCGCTGATCGGCCACACTTTCAAGAAGGTCTGGTGGGATGCCAACATGGATCGGCAGTGCAGCCAGTTCGTAAAGGCTGAAGATTTTGTTGTGGCTCCAGAGAGCAAGGATCTCTACACCAGCCCACGCTACACTCACGTCATCCGTATGCCGAAAAATGATTTCAATCGCTACGTCCAGAACGGTTACTATCTCCCGACAGCCTACATTGGTGATAGCATCGATCCTATTGATGACGTGATCGGAGAGATCGAAGGCGTCGATGAATACAGCGACAACAGCCAAGACGATGTGATGACGCTGCTCGAAATGCACGTCTATGATTTGTTCGAGGGCATCGATGGCAAAGAAATGGATAGCGATGAGGCAGACGAAAATGCTGTCGCCATCCCATATGTCATAACCATCGACTATGAAAACCAGCGCGTTGTCAGTGTTAGACGCAACTGGAAGCAAGACGATGAGATGAAGAAGCGCCGTGACTGGTTTGTGAGCTACAAGTTCTTGCCCGGTCTAGGGTTCTATGGCTTTGGCCTGTACCACATGATCGGTGGCTTGGGCAAAGCAGCGACTGGATCGCTCCGCGCCCTGCTCGACAGTGCCGCATTTGCGAACATGCAGGGTGGATTCAAATTGCGTGGCCGTGTCAATGGCGGCGATATGCAGATCAGCCCCGGTGAATTTGTGGATCTCGACAGTACAGTTGATGATGTCAACAAGGCGATCATGCCGCTGCCGTTCAAGGAGCCTTCGGGTTCTCTGTTCAATCTGCTTGGCTACATGGTTGATGCTGGTCAGCGATTTGCTAGTACAGCAGATCTCAATGTCGGTGACGTGAACCCCAACGCCCCAGTTGGATCTACAGTCGCTCTGATTGAGCAGGGGTCCAAGGCATTCAGCGCAATCCACATAAGGTTGCACTACGCACAGGGTCAAGAGTTCAAGCTGCTGGCTGAATTGAACGCAGAGAACTTGCCTGATGAGTTCAGCTTTGCAAAGGTTGGAGCGGCAGATGTTATCTATCGCAGCGACTTTGATGATCGCATTGACATCGTGCCAGTGTCGGACCCGAATATCTTTTCTACAGCCCAGCGCATCGCACAGGCACAAGCTGTCTTGGAAATGGCGCGATCTGCTCCCCAGCTCCATGATTTGTATTCAGCATATAAGCGGATGTACGAAGCGATCCGCATACCAAACATCGATGAGATACTGAAGAAGCCAGAAGACGCTGTTCAGATGGACCCAATTGATGAGAACATGAGCGTGATGTACGGCAAACCAATCCGCGCATTCCCAGAGCAAGACCATGACGCGCACATTGCGGTTCACATGCAGTTCCTGCAAGATCCATCACTGGCAGGCAACCCCGGCGCGAAGGCAATGCAGCCTGTGTTGATCGCACACATCGCAGAACATATCGCGCTGCTGTATCGCCAACGCATGGCAGCAAGTGTCAATATGCCAATGCCGCCACTGCCCGATTTCAAAGAAAAGATGATCAAGTTCGAGGATGTAGATCCAGAGCAAGATCGCCTGATCAGCCAACGTGCAGCGCAAGTTGTGGCTGCGTCACCTCAGATGAAGCAGATCGAAGCAATCCGAGGCATGGGTGGTCAGCAAGGGCAGCAAGGAAATCCGTTGCAATACGCACAAGAACTGGCCAAGTTGGAGACAGAAGCTCTGAAGGCGAGAACACAAGCCCAGATCGAAGCAGATCAGGCCAAGGCTCAGTCGAATATTCAGATCAAAGAGGCAGAGGCGCGTCAGGATATGGAGATCGACATGGCCAAGGCACAAGCCGATTTGCAGGCCAAGGTCACCAAGCTAGAGGCAGAATTGCAGCTTGAACGAGAAAAGAACGCAGCTAAAATCCAAATGGAGGCAATTAAAAACAATGTACCCCCAGTATAGGCTCCCTCCAATTAATCCTGCTGCTTTTGGTGGATTGCCACCACAGCAGGGTCCACAAGGTGGTCCCCCTGTGCCTTCTCCCGCGCAGGGTGGACCACAAGGTGGTCCTCCAATGGATATGAATAAATACCTGATGAACAAAGTCGCAGAGATCCGCGAGAGGATGGGCGCTGGTGATATGGGTGCATTGAGTGCAATTGCAGACGCAATGCCACAACCACAGATGAATGTGGCAGCGCAGCCCCCACAACCACAGCCACAACCACAGCCACAACAAAGGATGGGTTGATGCCTAACAATAAAAGAGATTTGAGCCTTGATATGACTGGACTTGATCTGCCAGTTTCTGGTGATCTTCGATACAGTTCAGGTCCAAGCGGCTCTATCTTAGAGGCCAACATCAAAAAGACATTTGGCGGCGAAGAGGGGTCTATTACCCCATCTATTGGGTACACTGATCAGAGGGGAAACTTTTCAGATGATTTTCTAAGCTCAGATGTCAGATCAAAAACCATTCGCGCTGGAGTTGACGGCGACTTACAGCTCATGGATGGCGATCTTGATCTGACTGGATCTTTACTTGGGGCTAGAACATTTACAGATGAAAATGTGAATATCCCCAGCATGAACCAAACTTTTAGCAATTCAAACGTAGGGACTTTCACCAAGATCGGGATTGGCGCTCGCATGGGAATGTTTGATGTCACGGCAAATCGGCAAAAACAAAGTGGCTCAGATCCCTATTACTCTGGCACACTTGGCATAAATGTCGGCAAAGGTGGCCGATTTGAGTATTCCGATTCAAATAAATCTGACCCCACAATCGGATTTAATTACAACCTGAGCTTTTAAAATGGACCACTGCTTACTTGGCGCTGTGATGGATTTGATCTTAAATGATCCGTACTACGCGAAGAAAAGCGTTTGGAGCCAGAGAAATTCTGTGTACTATGCAATAAAGCACGGTAAGTGTTTGGTTCATAGGGTGGATGGAAAAGTGACAGGGTTTTGCGCCTATGGATTTTTCACTCAGGAAGAGATAGACAGTGACTTGTGGAATGGAGATGAGGCGTATGCGCGGGAAGACGGCGAAGTTTTTTACTTCACTAAGTTCCAGTGTAGGCTTGGTTTCCGAGAAGTTATTAAGTTTGCTAGGGATGTTCGATTGGCTGTGTCAAAGAAATATCCTGATAAAGAAATTGGGAATGGTGTGCGTATATACCCAGACGGTGGCAGGCGCGATGAAAAATGGCATAGGAAAGTAGCATGACTAGACTTATGGAGATGATGGGCCTTGGATTTATGCCAAGGATTGTTTTCGAAGGCGGCGG